CACCTGGTTCGTCACCTGTTTCGCCAGCTGTTTCTTCCGATAAAGAAGCAGTAACAGCATTAATCTGATTTTTAGGCACGATTAAATCGTGATACAACCTATTTTGATACAGCCAACCATCACCTTGCGTATGCTCGCCCGGAGCAAACAAGAAAATAGCTTGATGTTTATTTACTGCTATGATTTGCGGTACTGCTACAATTAAGAAGTTTAAGAAGTTACCTTGAGGTGTGAAGCCTTCGGTATAATCATGTTCGCTATTAAAGCGGTCTATATCCCAAACTTCGATCAGGGTCACACCGTCAATTGATGTAATACGGCTATCGAGTGTTGATACTCCAACATTCTGAACAGTAATACTGCGATTGAACTCAGTAGAACGCTCTAAGGCATCCATGACCTCGCTTGAAACATAACCTAATAGGTTTTGTGCCCCATATCGTCTAACTGGCAAAATACCGTCTTTAATCGCTGAATATACGTTGTTTTTCGTCAAAGTTTCTGTCTTGCTGTTCCCATTAGCAGCNGCAAATGCGGCTAACTTCTCAAAGCGGTATGCATCGACTTCTGGTCCAGACTGAGTTTCGATAAACTTTCTTGAGATGTTTGCAGCTGAAACATCCTGATTAGTCTCGTCAACGTCCATTGTGTCAACATAAAACTCAATGTCTCTGTCTTGTGTGACCGTGTATACCTCTTTTTCGTTGCTGTAAGTTCCAGCGTTGAAGCCTTTGTCTCTTGTATGATCCTTGTAGCCACTTACAGTAATATCGGTCAATGTAAAGCTTTTGGTATTGTCGATAAAATTAACATTCTTTACCAATGGATTTGTTAGCGTGTTTTGAATTAATGCCTCATCAAAAACGCCATCATCTTTTGTAATATAGTTTAGTGTTGCCATTTATTATTCTCCTTCAATGGTCTTAATTCCTAACGCTTCTCTTAATTTGTCTGTGCGTGTAGGATTTTGTTTGCCCGGATTTTTCGGGTTAACAAACTGTGGTTTCTTTTCTGAATCAGGTTCGCCAGAATCTTCTGTTGCGAATAAGAAAGGATTATCTTTAGCTATCTTGTCTAACTGCTCTGATAAGCCTTGAATGCCGTCATCAGTCAGCTTGATTATTTCTGTATCTAATAAGGGGGTGACCGTCTTAATGTTTCGTGCATTACGTTTCGTAAGCTCAAGTTCTATTGCAGAATTCAAACGGCTTTTATATAGTTGATTATTAAGTTTTTCAACGTCAGCTTCATATTTTTCTTGCAACGACGAATATTTCTCTTTCAAATCATCATCCGTTGTACTCTTCTGCAATTCTTCGATGTCAGCATCACGCTGTTTGAGCTGCTCTTTTAGACTTGTTAGCTCTGTGTCTTTCTCAGCTATCGCTGTTTTTTGACTTTGCACAGTTTTACCATGCTCTGCCATGATTGTGTCAATCGCTTCTTCCTCTAAACCTAATTTCTTTAAAAATTCTCTTTTCATAATTTCCCTTTCGTGTTTTAACGCTGCTACGCCAGCGTGGTAATAGCCTTTTTAACGACTTGCTAAGGTCGAATTTTAAACATTAAAAAAGCCACCCTATAAAGAGTGGCTAGTCCTACTTCGCTTGCAAATCTTTCTTTGCTGTCAAGATTAGAGTGGATCACCTCGCTTTCAGTGTTCTAAAAGTCAATGTCCTGCTCCTTTCTAAGTTTGTATTCCTGACCGCATGAACGGTTAGTTAGTTATTATTAACGCTCTCTTTTTCTTCTCTTTAATTCTTTTCGCAATTGAGAAGTGCTGTATTTTAACAGTGGGTTTGCTTCTAATTCCCTTTGGTACTCATGTTCTTGTTCAATATATTCTTTCTCTGCCTGGCTTATTCTTCTCATATCTTCATATGTCCTTTATTCCTACTGATAATATGTGTTGTTTATTTCGTGATCGTCTTGTAGATAGTCAACGTGTTCAGGCTTGAACGTTACTGTTACAGTCAAAGTGTCGCCCATGACTAATTTGTTCTCGGGCGGTACTTGTCTTATCTGAACTCCTGATATGTCATCTTCTGTTATTTCCTTAACGATCGCTTGTGCTAGCTTTAACATCTTTGCTTTATTCATTGCGTCCTTACCCTTTCCGGTCTGTGCCTTCTTCCTGTGACTTCGATAAACTCTCTTAACTTGTCTTGTCTGCTGTGTAGCTTTGCTCTTGAACGTGCTAACTCATCAAGTGGAGCGTCAAGTTCTTCAAGCATTTTAAGTTCTTTTTTTGCTCGTCTGACATTACGCTCAAGCTCTCTCTGTTTCTGTGACAATCTGTAATTCTGTGCTGTTCCTTTTTCGCTAAACGGCTTGAACCTCTGTCCTGTTACTTCGTCAAATGGGTACATCTGATGTCTGCAATTAATCCCTGTTATCATGCCTGTTATTGAGCCATACCCTGTGCTTGCTAAAGGCGGATATTTCAAACTTGCTCCGCTTCTGCTATAGACTTTAGCTTGAAAAGGTATATGCGTAATCCTGCTGTCTGCAAGGCTCGTTGTTTCAACTAAATCTATGCCTAACTCATCATAAGTCTGTTCTTGTAGCTGAATAGCTACTGTCTTCTGTATTGCTCTAAGTGAACTAGATACATAGCCTTCTACTGATAGTTTCGCTCCGTCACGTCGTTTTAATACCGTTAATCCACGTTCAGCAAACTTCTTTGCTACTTCATGAGTCGCTTCAAATATACCTTTCTTGCCCGATACCACTTCTTTTGCAATGTCGTTCAGTATTTCTTTATAGTCTGCGTCAAGGTTATCAAGAATAGTCTTGTTAGCCTGTTGCTGATATTGAACCTGCTCAATCATCAACTGTCTTGATGCTTGTTCAATAGCGTTAGAAACGTCTTTTAATCTGCTTGCTTTATTTTCGTTATCTGTAACTTCCAGATATTCATCAGCTTGCTTTAACAGCAATTCTTTTTCTTTTTTCGTGATAACTATAACTAAGGCAACTACTTCTATCAGGGACAACCTGTTATGTGTAATTATTTCTTGTTTGTAGTTTGCATTGTTTGTTTTCAGCAGTTGCCTTTGTTTCCAATCTTCTATGTTCTCGCCAACTTCGTAATCGTTAAGTCCTTCCCTTAACCAGTCAGCGATCAGCGATAACAATTCATCTTCATAGTCGAGATACAATTTCTCATAAGCTAAAAGACGTTCGTCATAATTACTCATTGCTCATATCCCTTGCCGGCACTCCCAGCAGATCGTACATTTCGCCTGTCAGCTGTGAGTTGTTAGCTGTATCTATTTCAGCAAGCCATTCTTCTGCTCGCTTTTCAGTTACCTTAAATATTCGCTGAATTGCTTCCTTTTTAGGAATTAAACCGTCTTTAGCTGCCATTGAATAGTAGTTATAGACTTGCTGCCTATCCTCTGCGATCGAATCGTCAAAATCTACCGTTACATCAACTTCTAAGTTTCCACTATACAAATTGTGCAGTGTAGCAACTTCAAGGATCGTTTTTACGAGATCTTTAATGCCTTGTTCTACTAGCACTTCATGACTGTTTTTAGTTCTGTATGTCTTGCTGTTTTCCGCAACCACTTCTGTTGCAGTTTTCACGCTTTTACCGTCAAAAGTAAAAGCTCCCGATGAAAACCCTGTTTGCATTGCCAACAGTTCAAGCTGCGAGTTAATTGCAGTAATAATATCATTTGTCCTTAAATCAACTGATAGGTCCTTCACCTGAACATCGTCATCACTATTAAGAGGTACAAAGACTGTCTCGTCAGTATCAAAACCATAATGAGTATTACCGTCCGTATCTATGTAAGGCTTAATCATAGAATGATCAACTGCTATACGGCGTTTTCCAAGCTTAAACTCATTTAGGAAGAAGTCATACATATAATCAATGCTGTAAAGCGTATTGTGTGAATTATCAAACAACGATACTCCAAGCGGTGATTGCATTTCTTTATTGTTCGCCGTGTTCGGCTTGAAATATACATACAGAGGTCTTGATACTCCTGTTATCGGTGTACGTTCTTTGAGGTTCTCATACAGAACATTTAAACTTACCTTGTGCCCTAACTTATTAGCTCGGTCTGATTCATACAGCTCGTTAGTGATTATGTATGCATCTACTAATTCGCCCTTGTCATTATGTTCCTTGCCCCATTCGTGCCATTCAAGCAGCGTGTAATACTTATCGTCTTTCTTTTCTTCATAAATGAATAACATTTCGTCTAAGTTTTCTGAATCGTTTGATAGCGGATACATTGCATCTGCAACGGCATAAGATAGTTTTATTTTTCCCTCATGCTCAAAAACTTTAATAGCCATTCCGCCTAGAGCGTAACAATACTCAAGATAACGCTGAAAATTCTTGTAGAAGCCGTTGTCTTTCAAGACTTCAGTTACATACTCTTTAGCAGGATCGTTAATTTCTACTTCGCTTTTTTCGTCAGTATTCTTCAAGCCTTTAGTTGCAACATCAATCTGGCACTTCTCATTGAAGATTAACGTTGCCATTTCTTCTGCAACGACTTTCCCCATGTTAAGCCTTTGCATTTCTCGTTGCTTGCTTATACCATTAGACGTTGCATATCTGATATTATGCCAATCAGGAACAAAACCATTATAGATCTGCTTATTCAGCTGAATCCTGTCATAGGTCGTTTCTTCTGCATACACTTTTCTATGATCTGTTATTTGATTAATTTCTTTCACAATTCCCAATTTAGCACCTACTCTCGTTATGAATGCTTTAAATCTCTCTAACATATAGCCACCTACTAGAATTTTAGGTTCAAATCTCTTAAATTATCTTTTACAAAGTACTGAAAGCTGTCGCAAGTA